CGCCGTCACGTGCTGCCGGACGTTGTCCTGGTGCTGATGGTGTATTTCCTGATTGAGCCATTCTGCGTATTTTTTCAATTGTATTTGGACCGACAATACCGTCTACTCTTAATCCAGAATTTTGTTGAAATGTTCTTACAGCACGTTCGGTTTTAGGTCCAAATTTTCCGTCTATATCCCTACCTTGAAAGCCTAAGTATGTTTGCAGTTCTTTTACCATATCTCCGGTTCTAATCATTTCACCGTTTTTCAGTATACCAGTTGGACGTTGAGGCTGTCCTTGTTGATTCATTGCGTTAGCTGCACCAGGCGCTTGTTCTTCTGCTGCTCCAGCGGCTGCTTCTGCTGCTTTTCTAGCTTTTTCTCTATCATATCCAGCTTTTGCAAAAATTCCAAACAAAAATAATAATAGTGGCGCAACTTCATTTAGTTGCTGTTTTTCATTTATAATTTTTTGTTGTTCATTTATAATTTCTTGATCTGTTAACATTTTAACTTCCTATCGGACTTTTGGTGTCTGTAGAGTCCCCAATATCTTTACTTTCTCCTTGCGGAGTATCAGCAGTAGGATCTTCTTTTCTTTCTCCACGTGCAGTTTCTAGTTCTTTGAGCAAGTCCATTACTCTTGAACCTCCGACATCTTCTTGTGCGCTTTCACCGCCCATATCTTCTTGTGTAAGTTTTGCTACATATTCTTCATCTTCTTTTTCTTCTTGATAAAGTTCTTGTGGCTCATTAGGATTGCGAACAATAACTTTACCTTTTTCTACTCCGCAACTCTGTTCTAAGTATGTTTCTAAAACTTGCACAGTAGTTGGATATTGTAGTTCGATTTCATAGTAAGTGACATCTACGTTTTCTAATCTTGGAAAATCTAACGGGCGTTTTTGAATTGGTGTTTTCTTTCCCGGAGTCATATTTATTACACCATATTTTTCTAACATGGTTTCTAATCTATTGTCAAACCCTTCGGGTAATTCCCCTGCAACACCCACTTTAAATGGATAGGTTTTTTTAGATTCAGTCAAGTGTTCTGCAAAACTTTTCATTATTGTATCCTAAATTCTATATTGTATTTATCATTAAAAAGTATATTTAAAAATTTCAAGTTCTTCGGCATAATCATTTTTTACTTTAGAAATTAATCTATTTGTGTATATATCTTTGTATCGTTTATCAGGTGTATTATTTAAAAAAGGCAACGGATCATTGCAATCAGTTAACCATTGAATATATCTAAAATTACTAGCCAGTCTTTCAAATTTTATTATATGATCACAATCACGACTATATTGTGTTTGTGTAAAATAATGTCCTTTATCAATTTGTCTATCATACCAGTATTCAAAACCTTGTTCAAATACATTACTGCGGGTTTTCAATGTTTCCCAGTCATCTTTATAATCCAACGATTGTAATTTAAAATAATGCCTATCTTTCTGAAATTTATAATGACTAAACAATCTATCAAATGTATTTCTTACTACACAAAACTTCCATCCAAAGTTTTTATATCCTTGTGCAGTTGCTTCTTCTAATGTTATATGCCAGTTATTAACATTTATATGTTTTCTGAAATTTTTTTTGATCCATGTTCTAACACTTGTACCTCCGGTTTTTCGAATATGTACAAATGTAAACTTGTTTTCAACTATCACCATCCGTGTTTAAGCCTTTTAGCTTTTGTAACAAACTGTTACGATCCGTTACTACATAACCGTCACCGTTTACTATATCGCCAGTACCTGGACCACTATCTTTATCCATCTTTTCTTTTTTAAGTTGCAGTTCGACCATTTTTAATTTTTTATCTAATTTTGCTACTTTTGCATCTAGATTAGTTTTTAACATAGTTCCAGCAACTTCAAATACACGACCAGCATATCTGCCTTCTACATTCATTCCTAAATCCATTAGGTCGTCGTATGCTTCCATGGCTTTTTCTGCTACTTCGTTTAACTCTTTATCTGCCATGTCTCCAAGGCCCTTGACAGCTGGTAATGCACCTGCAATTTTGTCAAACTCTTCTATATCTCTAAATGTATCTTGCTGTTCAATAATTGCTGTTTCTTTTTTTGAAGCCTTAGGCTTTGTATCAGCAACATTTAATAATTCTTCTAGTTTTTTGGTCATAATATTATTCCATTATATGCTAGTATTATTTATCTACGTTTTCCTTTGTGAAAAATATCACCCTCGTTTATAATACGAAATGCTATGCCTTTTTGTTTACACCAAGCTCTAGCGGCTGCCCATTTTGCTTGGTTAACAACATAGTGAGCTTGATTAGCACGGCTGCGTCCTAACTGTTCTCTGTGTGTTTGATTAGCAGGTTTTACTTCGATAAGTTCTACTTTTTCTTTGCCAGTTTTATCAGTATAAACAATAAAAAAATCAGGAACGTAAATTGTAAATTTTCCACTAAGTGGATTTCTATAAGGTATCTTGATCGATTCACTTGCCCATTTACTAATGCTGGGATTAGTATCACAAAATTTCATAAACATGAACTCCCAACTACTTCTGTAGGTAGGTGTTCTGCCTCCTACATATTTGTCAGGATTTTTTAGTGCATACTTTCCCTGAGCAAATCGAGGCATTAGTATACCACATTTCTAGCTTCTATAGTTGTTGTTTCTATAACACTTTTTATTCCTAATAAACTTGAAGCACTACGATTGCTGTTGAGTATTTTTGCAACTATGCCGCTTAACTGAACTTTATCAAATACTTTTAATGTATCTAATACTTTAAATATATCAACTTTATCTTTTATAGATTGTTCTATTAATATAGCACTTATACTTAGAGCAGACTGTTCTTCAAATCCTCTAGCTTTAAAAAATCCAACAGTTGCATCTACTTTATTTGCACTAACTTCGATTTGTTTGTTAAAATAATTGTCAAAAAAGATTTGTGTTTTATCTTTTTGTTTTATGTTTTCTACACTACTCATGCTTGATCCAATGCGCTTTGATAGTATTGCTCTTTGCCTATAGGACTTAAACTATTCCATATATCTTTCATGTCTTGAATATTTCCTGAATTGCTTGTACCTACGTCATCTCTAAAGACTTGAAAACTAACTTCGTCAAGTAGGCCTTGATTATTTTGTAATGCATCTAGTCTCTCTCTTCTTGATAAAGTAGATGTTTGCGAACTGTAGCTCGATACAGTTGTATTTGTAATTGCACTACTACTATTTGAATTTGGAAATGTTGAGTTTATTGCTCCAAATATCAATTGATCTAAAATACCAGCTTGAATTCCTTGTCCTTCTGCACTATTAATTATATCTCCAACATTATCAAACTCTAAATTATTGGCTAATTCTATTGTATTTTTTATTGTAGCAATGGTTCCTAGGTCAAATCTACCTGTTTCAATATCTCTAAATATTGACGTAAATCCATCTACTAAGCCGCCTCTTCCAAATATATTAGTAATTCGTCCACCGCCGCCTTCAACAGTCAAAGGACTAGGTGTAACATCGTAATGAGATGGATTAGCAAATCCACTAGGATTATCTTGACTAGTAGTACCTCTTCCATATAATACAGATTCGTAAGCAACTCGCATAGTATTAGTCATAAAATTACTTGCACTTTGTTCTACTCTATCATGCGCAAAAGTTTCTATTAATGGATTTACTAAAGTCATGCTAGTAAATACATTGTTTACGTTTGTGCTATGTAATTGATTAATTGTAATTGAATTAAAGAAAGGAACATTATTAAATTTTCTTCTGTCTAAACCATGATTGTATGTATTTGCAAATTCGCCTTTGTAATGATCAACAGGAGAATTATTATAAGGCAAAGGAACACTTGTGTCAGGTTGTCCGTTACTAGTAGTGTTTGCATAGTTAGGATCTTGATAATACCATCTAAAATAACTTTCCCATAACAATGTTGTAAGTCCTGCATTATCATCATGGAACACAAATTCTACAGGATCGTAATTTACCTTTGTCTGTACAACTTTTTTTCTATTATACATATTCAAGGTAGATGTATCAAAAGTATACGAAGGCATTGAAGCTGATTCAACTAAAAGATTAAATTCGTTTTTTTGTAATTGATCGTATACACCTAATTCTAATAATGCAGTACGATTTACATCAAATACTACATGATAAAGAAACTTAACTTTGGGCGTAAGACGTAGATTATTCCTAATATACAATGCACTTGCATGTGCAAAATCTCCTAGGTTTCCTTTAGGATTTCCTAAAGCATTACTAAAGTTATCAAAATAATTTGCTATAAAACTGGCCATATTGTATTTATCTCATAAAAAAAAGGAGCATACGCTCCTTTTTTAATTAGGCAATCTCTAAAGTATTTTAGCTTCCGCCACCGGTTACTAACGTACTTGTATTTCTAGGAACTGTTGAGCCTACGCCTGTTCCTACTGGTGTTTGAATTGCGTTGTCATACTGTATTGTTAATGCAACTTGTACAGCATCGTTGTTGGCATAGTTAAGTGTTCCATAATCAACGTTTGTTAAGAAACAACCATATAGTTCCCATGTTTCTAAAACGTTTGGAGTATTTACACCATTACCGCCATCTAATATTTCTATTCTTTGAGTAAATTTATAATCAATTCCAGAAGCAGCACTTGACTGTTCAAAGAAATCAAATTGTTTCTGTAGTTGTTCGCCAACTAGTTTTTGCACATTACCGTTTACATCATCTCTTAGTGTAACGTTTACTGTGTCCCAAGTGTGTTTACCTGCCAAATATACTTTTGAATTATATACGTCAAGTACCATTGGATCAAAACTTAGTGTAGGGCGTGTTGCTTCTACTACCTGTTTTGTCAATTCTTGAGTTTCAGCACTTACACCAAAATTTTCTAGCGTAATTCTAAAACGATATGATAGTTTTGGCATTAGCAAGCCTTGGCTATTTGCACTATTATCGTTTGCTAACGGTACCGAAATTTTTGTTAATGTTGAGATTGCCATCTACTATTCTCCTTAATACATATGTATTTATCTAATTGGGGCCAAGTTTCCCTGACCCCTATTTTTTATAGACCTGCGATCTCGCCTGTGTTTTTGATACGCAAAGGAATATATATAAATTCAATTGCTTTTACAGGTTCGATAGCTATATCTACATATAGCTCATTTCTATCAATTCTTGCCGGCGTGTTGTTAGTTTCATCACACACAACTAAGAAGTCATATAGTGCTCTAAGTCCAACTAATTCTACCATTAAACTTTCTACTTGCTGCTTGATTTCATCACGGGTGATTTTATCATTTGGTTCAAATAGATACGGTTTAGCAAGTTGATTTAACTGACTACGTAAGTAAACAACTAGTCTTGCAACATTAACTCTGTCCAATGCACTTGCATTTTTAGCACGAGTTTTTTGTCCAAATACAACTAATCCTGCGCCATTTAAGAAAGTAATTGGATTAACATTGTTTCTATACAATGTATCACGCTGACCTTCGTTTAGTGCAATACTTACAAATTCGTCCTCAGCATTTATATAACCTACACTAGAAGCATTTGTTACACCGCCACGTCTTGTACCTGCTGGTGCAAACCATGGATAAGCAACTTGGTCATTTAGTGCAAAAGTACGTAGTACCATATGCGATGCTGGAACAACAACATTGTTACCTGCATTATCGCTTGTGAAACCACTTGGATAATAAACACCTAAGTATTCATCGCTTGTTACAAGACCGTCATCGTTATCTTCAACTGCTAGTTGTTGATTAGTTGCCCAATTTTCCAAGCTAGTTGCGGATGGTGTTAGTCTCATTGGACTATCTCCAACTACAAATGCAGTTAGTCCTCTATCAAAGTTTAGAGTAATCATTTCGCCTATTAGCTCAGAATATCCTGGGCAAGCAATTAAGTTAAATGTTCTTGACTCGTCATCTCTAATATCTTGGTTACTATTCATTAATGATTGTAAAGCCTGTGTTACAACTTTACGCTGTGCTGATCTACCAAATGTTCCGCTGCCGTCTGCTTGATTACCTGATTCAGTAACCCAACGGTGTGGATAATAACTAGACATATCTTGATCGCCAAAGCGTTCGTTATCACCAGTAAGATCAATGTAGTTACGCTCAAAACGTCTTACATTAAATCCACTTCTACGTAAGTTCCATAGCAACATACCTTTTGGATAAAGTGCAGGATCTGGTGCATCTGGATCTAAATAATTACTTGAATTTAAATCTTCAATGTCTGCTGCGGTTGCTGCGTCTGCGCCAGTTGTACTATAACGTGCATCGGCAAATAGTATGCCATTTTCAGTAGTTTGATCAGTACTATCTAACAATGTCCACTTTGATAGTGTTGCATTGTAAATGTATACTTGTGGATAATTTTCTAAGTCTGCTGTACTAACCCAAATATCACCAGTAACTAAGTTACCACTATCTGAACGATCTCCGTTCTTAGGTTCTGTTGCACTTACAATAGGACCTTGCGAATCTGGCGAAGTGTTTGGATCAATGTTATAATATGGACTAGTTGAGTGATTAATACCTACCCATGTAGTACCGTTATGAACAAGCATATCAACTTCGTCTATTGTACTGCTGTACCATAGAGCACCATTCGCTGCAAGAGCAGTAGGCGCATCGTCGCTTGCACTATAAACTAAAGGTGACCATAAACTAATTACTAGTTTTTCAGGATCGCTATCTGTTTCACCTGGTTGCCAGTATAAATTCTGTGTACCTGTTTTAGTAGTTGCATTGTAAGGTGCAAATCCAGCAAATGTTAAAGCATTATTAGTATCAGTGATTCTAATTTCGCCGCCTAGTGTATGAGAAATTGTTATTCTGTTTTGTGAATCTACACTTGCAACAATATTAGTAAATCCTGCTGCGTTAATTGCTGCTACTAATGTTTGTGCATCTGCCGCTTGTCCAGCTGCTGTAAATGAGATTGTTTTAGCAGAATCTAATGCTTCTTGTGATTTTAAACTTTCCTGCATTGTAAGATTATAACTACCGCCTGCAAATGTAGATGCTAATATTTTATTACTTGTAATTGATGCTGCACCGCCAGCACGTTTAACAAATATTTTGAAATTTGCTGTATTTGCAGTTTGTTCAAGAGCATTTGATTGAATGTAAACTGTACCTACTGGTACGTTTGCACCGCCGCCTGATCTATCAAGTGCGAAAATTGCCCCTTGATTGGTGTCATATATTGGAGAGCTTGTTCTATTCCAAATTTCAGTTTCACCATTAAATTGTTTTACTCTCCAATCTGCACCAAGGTTTGGTGTAGTTGTTTTAATCCAAACACTTCCGCTTGGACGAGTATCGCTATCATTTGTTTTGAATAATGGTACATCTGTGTGCTTACTAATTTGTGCTTTAGGAGCAAAATAGAAACCTTCGTCGATACCAGCTGCTGCCATTGGCTGACCTGCACCATCTACAATCTGTATCTCGTCACTACCGCTACGATCGTTTAAAATTACTAATTTATTGTTTCTTGCTTCTGCTGAAACACCTGTGATACCTGCACCATTGATATCTGCTACCAAAGTAGTCAGTGTGTTACCAGACAACGTAATCTGAACTGATTCTGCACTGTCTGAGCTTGCATTGATTACGAAAGTATCACCAATGGAACCTACTGTTGAAGAAATTGCAATTGAACCTGTTACAGAAGGAATACTTCCGCTCCAGTCTGGATTGCCAACAATTACCCACGTATCGTCGACATTTTTATAATATATTTTAACAATGTTTGATGTTGTTACAACAGCATATTCGCCTTTTTGTCCTACCCAGCTTCCAGGCGCGGCAGTTGCATCTGCGCCAATTAAATCTGTCTTGCTTGTGATAACACGAGGAGTTTTTGCTATAAATGTTTGACCTGTTTCAGTTGTAGCTGCTGAAGCGTCCCATTCAAAAATTCCCCATTCTGTTGTTTGTGTATCTAACCACCATGTACCGTCTTCTGGGTTCGCGGTTGTTGGTGTTGAGCTTGCGTTTAAACTATTTAAGTCTACGTCTGCTCTAACCACATATGCTCTATTGCTTACGCCTAGATAACTATATGCAGCTTGTAAACCGTATTCGTTTTGTTCACCGCCTTGTACAACATTATTGTTTACGTCAGTAACAAATGTTGGATCTCCAAATGTTTCTACTAGATCTCTCTGCGATGTCATCAGGTAAACTTTACCTGCGTTTGCTTTTAGTGTGCCAGGTGCAACTCCAGTGCCCCCGCCATTCAGCTTATTTTCAGCTGTTGCTACAAAAATAATTGGTGTTGTACCAGGTTCAGCTGGAGTATAGAAACTTTCGTCTATAACGCTAACCTGAACACCAGGTGATGTTAGTGCCATTTTGTTGTTCTCCTCATGGGTAAATACTTTCTACTTGTATTTAGCTTATCAGAGGAGAAACCAGGGGTTTTGAGTCTAAAAGTACGTGGTTAACGGTGCAAATAAGTTAGTAACTGATCTACATTAAATTCTAAATTACTTAGTGTTGAATTGTTATCTATAGTGTAATCGGCCATCCAGTGAGTCAAGCTCATACTATCAATACCTTCTGGCGGCAAATGGTCACTGCGATCTACCCAAATACAATAATCAAAAACACCAGTATTTTTCATTGCAAAAAATTCTCTTTTGTTTCGCAATCCGCAGTATATATCGTGTTCTTTAAAAATCTCTCGGCCTAAACGAGCTCCATCAACTTCATTATAATCACAAATAGCATTATACCATTCTGCACGATGGTTATGTCTATCTGCATAACATTCTTCTTCGGTAGCATAATTGTACTTGTTTTTTAGATTATTATAAATGAATAATTTTGAACAGAACTGACTACTGCTTTCAAAACTGTAATTGTATTTGTCTCTAAGTATTTCGCAGACAGTATCTTTGCCATGTCTGCCGTGGCCAATCACTAATAACTTTTTCTTCATGTTTAGATTATAATATAATTAGAAGTATTTGTCAACCAATTAAGAAACCGTACCCTGTACCGCCTGCTAATGCTGTAGCTAATTCCATGTCAAGTTTTTCCATTTCACCTTGTGCTTCAGCTTTAAGAGAATCGCCATTGAGTGTTGTTCCACCGCCTGGTCCTGCAATAGTTGAGAATTTACTACGTGCTTCACCTAACATATATTTACAACTAGCTAGTGTATAATCTTTACACCACTGATTTGCTTTGTAATCTTTTAATATTTCAAAGTCTGGTCTATAGTTGTAACAATATAACAATGCTTCTTCATCAGCTCTTGGACGTTGTAATATAGTTAATTTTTTTGTGCTTGTATTCCAAGTAAATTCAATAAAACTACCAAACATGCGTCCTACTAATTCTTGTTGTTGTGCAAAGAAATCATAAGTTGCAAGGCCGCCAATTCCTGAACCTGCTAACAAATACGTATTAGTGTATGCAAGATTAAAAGGTTCAAACAAACTACCGCCATCTGCACTACCGCCTAATCTGCTGCCAACACTACGTCTATAAATTTTACGCACTTCAATTATTTCGTTTGGCAATGTATATACGTTTTTATCTTCTTCAAACCCAATTGTTATATAGCTTTCTTCAACAGCGTTTTCTGTTCGTTGGCGATATCTGTTTAGTGCCTTTTGTAGGGCAGTTTTATAATGTACAGGATCTAATTCAACATCGACCATTCCTCCGCCTAGGAAGGTTTCGACATAGTCGTATATTTCTTGATATGCAGTTGCGTTACTCATAGTTCATCTCCAATAGTATTTATCGATAAATATACGTATGCCAAAGCTAAGTTTATATAGACCACATAAGTCAAATGATTATACGTTTTTAGATAATTCTATTTACGAAATGTTCACGGTCGGCGGTACAGATTTTATGATACATAAGTATATTGGGACAAAAAATCCTGATGCTGATGATGCTACTTCCGATCAACCACAATACGATGCAGTTAGTGAAACAAACATACAAGATTTATTGTTTCTTGAAAATAGAGATCGAAAGTATGATAAAGATGTATACACATTACGTGGGCATTACAACGTACAAGATAATGATTTTGATTTAAGTCAATTTGGATTATTTTTAAGTAACGATACATTATTCTTGACTGTACATATTAACAGTAGTGTAAAAACAATTGGTCGTAAACTAATGCCAGGAGACGTAATAGAATTGCCGCATTTAATTGACGAATATGCAGCAAACGAATTAGATATTGCTTTAAAAAGATTTTATGTAATTGAAGACATTACTAGAGCAAGCGAAGGATTTAGCCAAACTTGGTATCCACATTTGTATAGAATAAAAGTAAAACAAATCTATGATGGACAAGAGTATAAGGATATCCTAGATTTACCAGCAGCAGAAGGTAGTGATAAAACTCTTAGAGATGTCCTAAGTACTTTTGAAATTGAAATGCAAATAAACGATGCTGTTGTTCAACAGGCAAATGATGATATTAAATATGCAGGATATAGTACTGAACAATTTTATACAGTACAAGTAGAAGATGACGGTAGCGTTAGTCTTGTTACTGTTGATACTAACGAAATTGATGTTTCAAATGGCATTGAAGCAGATAGACTATTTCAAACGCCACTTGCAAGCGGCTACTTAGGATATCTTGTTGGAGATGGCATACCACCTAATGGAGCACCGTTTGGCGTTGGATCTACATTTCCACTTGTATCAATTGAAGGTGATTATTTTTTACGTACAGATTTATTGCCTAATAGATTATTTAGATATAGCGGCAGTTCGTGGTCAAAGGTTGAAGATAATGTACGAGCAGAACTTTCAAATACAGATACTAGAAATACCCAACTAGGAACATTTATTAACAACACTACAATAAACGAAATATCTGGTGAAGAAGTAGTTGAAAGACAAGCACTAAGTAAAGCTCTAAGAGCAAAGGCAGATAACTAATGCAATATTTTTATGACGGCCAAGTAAGACGATATGTAACACAAATAGTACGAGCATTTAGTAATTTTAGCTACAAAGACGGTGATGGAGATCTAAGACAGGTACCTGTAACTTATGGAGATCTTACAAGACAAGTTGCTAGTATTATGAAAGACAACAGTGAAAATAAGATACCTAGTGCTCCACGTATGGCTGTATATATTACTGGTTTAGAAATGGACAGAAGTCGAACAAGCGATAGTAGTTTTGTAAGTAAAGTTAATTTACGTGAAAAAAAGTTTGACGAAGATACTAGTTCATATTTGCAAGAACAAGCCAAAGGTTATACTGTAGAACGATTGCATCCTAGTCCATTTACATTAAGCGTAAATGTAGATTTATGGAGCACTAGCACAGATCAAAAATTACAATTATTAGAACAAATATTAATGTTGTTTAATCCTAGTTTAGAATTTCAAACAAATGATAATTATGTTGACTGGACAAGTTTAACCACATTGTTTATGGAAAACATAGAATTTAGTTCAAGAACAGTGCCGGTTGGAACTGAAAGCGAAATTGATATTTGCACTATGGGCTTTACTACGCCAATTTATATTTCGCCTCCAACAAAAGTTAAAAAACTAGGTATTATTACAAAAATAATTACCGGTATTGTTAACAGCGATACAGGAGATTTAGAATTAGACGGCTTTACACCCGATCCTGATAGCGAAGCTGCATTAACACCAGAAGGTTACATTCCTGGGCAATCAACAGGCGAAACTGGTTTAGGAACAACTTTAAATCCAGTTATTAACAGCTACAGAAATTATGGTGTAAACATAAACAACGAAATAGCATTGTTAGCAACTAATAAATTATTGCATCTACCTGATGTTCACTGGTTCGATGTTATAGAAGCAGAACTACCTTCTCAATACGAACCAGGTATAACTCAAATAGAGCTTAGAAGAAGTTATTTTACTACAAATGTAAGAGGTACAATAACCGTAAATAACAATAACACAACAGAACTGTTAATTAATTATGACGAAGATACTTTGCCTAGCAACACACTAATTGAAGGTCCGGCGAGAAATGCAGCACAGTATGGAACCATTGATTATATAATAAACCCAAGGACATTTAATCCTACTAGTGTTAAGGTGCCCGGTGTAAGAATTTTAGTTTTAGACGCTATTGGTAATGCTACTTCACGTAATGTTGTTATTAACGGAACTACTAACAGAATCGATACATATGTAGATTATTATATTAATGAAATAACTAAACCTAGCAATGTTAACAGTGGCACAGCATTTCCAGGATCTCCGAATGTAGGAGATTTATTTTACAGAACTGATGAAGAAAAGTTATATTTTTATCAACAATCTTGGTGGCTTGCAGATAAAGTTACTAGTGCAGAAGTTACAGTTAACGGTGAAACTGTTGGTGCAACAATAGAAAACATAGGAGAACAAGTTTCTTTAATTTTAGCAAGTAACATATCTCCTGATGATAAAGTACAATATACTCTGCATTACAACGACGACGGTGCCGATGCTTGGAAAAATTCTGATAACACAGATTTCTTTGCTGATCAAAATGATATTGTAGAATGGACAGGATCAAAATGGACAATTGTGTATGATGCAAGTGAATACACTACACCTGTTTTTACAACCAATTTAACAACTGGAGTACAATACGTATATAGTGATAACATGTGGGTAGAAAGTATTGACGGTTACTATCCAAAAGGTACATGGAGTATCCTTTTATAATATAAGTATTTTTATGGATAAGATAATCTGTAGCGGTGCGTTGTTTTATAGCCTAACAACAGAAAGATTTTTACTGTTATATAGAACTAAGAAAAGCACTAACAATACTAATTGTTGGGGTTTAGTTGGCGGTAAAAACGAAGGCAGTGAAACTCCTTGGCAAGGACTACAAAGAGAAATAGAAGAAGAAATTGGATTCATTCCAGAAATTAAAAAAACAATTCCTTTAGAAAGTTTTATTAGCAGTGATAATAATTTTAGCTTCCATACGTATCTATGCTTAATCAATGAAGAATTTATACCAAAGCTAAACAAAGAACATAGTAGTTATGCTTGGTGTAGCTTTAGTCACTGGCCAAAACCTTTGCATACAGGTTTAGCAAATACATTACGCAGTAAAACTAACAAAAATAAATTAGAAACAGTTATACAAGTTGCACACTTGATTTCTTAAATTCTTTTTCAAGCCAATCAAAATCATTTATTCTACGCAAATCTTCAGGGGAATCGGCATACTTTTCACCGTAGTTTTTGCCGTGAATAGCCCCTGCAATTGCGTATTCTCCAAATGGCTTATCTGCACCTCGAGTACACCATGCTTCTAGTCTAAAATTCGTTTCGTCTTCTTTTTGCCTATGTATTGTTTTACTTGCTAACTTTACACATTCTCTAAAGCCACTACGCCATGCACTAAACGGATCTGTGTTAAAGGCAGTAGTATTACTCATTACTTCTATTCCTTTGAACTTATTACTAATACTAGTAGTCATATCACTGCTATACACATCCATATTTTTTGTAAGACGTGTTGGTAATAGTTTTACACCACCATATCCGTAGACTAAGTTGTTAATTGGATTGTAACTACGCCAAACATGCACAGTGTTTTTACCATCAATGTCATAATGCGCAATTTGATAATCAAAATTAAAATTATCTATTATATTTGCATCGCCGTCTACTACCCAAAACATTTCAGTCTCTGCTGCTTTTGCAGCCATAATATGTGCTTGATGAATACCTTTAATACCGTGTACACGATGTATTACTCTATCAGGAAATTGTTCTACAAGTTTTTTAAAATTTTCATCTGCATTAGGTTCGTTATAACTTATAAACACTATGTCATACAGAGACGGTGTTGTTGCTTGTATGTCGTGTTCTTTTTTATTTGCAAAAAATCTATATTCAAATTCTTTTCTGCTTATTCTTAAATTCTTACTAATTAAAGCTAGGCCATCATAGTACATATTATTTTTAAAAATGTGATGTATATTTCTATTAAAAGAATCGTGATGACTTATGTAAAAATTAAAGTTAAAATCATCTTTAATGTTTAAATCAGAATAAACCATCCAGAACATATCTTCTTCTATTTCGTTACAAGCATTCATATAATCTTTATAAGAATGTACTGCCCATTTTTTAAAACTTTTTGGATAACTTGCTACTATGTCTAATTCATTTTTTGATACATAAAATCTGTGTTCTATTTCTTTTTTAGAAACTTTTTTATCACGGGGTAATAATACTATACCGTCTCTGTGTTCGCCATTTAGAAATACTTGTACAACATTCTTATTTTGATAAGATACATGATAATCAAAATTGAAATCTTCTGCAACTTCTACGTCACTTGGAATAGCCCAGAACATTTCTGTCTGACAATGTTCTAAAGCATTTTCATAATCGCTATAACTATCTACTTTAAATTTTTCATAAGGTACAGGATCGCTTGCAATGACTTTTATTTGTTTTTTGTTTGCATAAAATCTATAATCTAATTCTCTCTTGTTAAAATTATAATTCTTTGGAATCAAACAAACGCCATCCATCATATCACTACTACCGTTACCAAAGACGTGTATATTATCTATACTCCAGTAATCAGGCTTGTAGTTAAATTTAAATGTATCTCTAACAATTACATTATTAGGCACAGCCCAAAATAGATCTGTAGTAGATTTTTCTTGTGCTTCTAAAATGTCTTCAGGGGAGTTAATATAAAAATAATCAAATTTATCTTTGCCATTATATATGTCATAAAAACATGCAATATAATCTGATTTTACTGTTTTGTAATCGCCTTGTTTTGTTGGTACTAATCTAACTGTGTTGTATGATTTAACTTTTTTACTATCTTTGTATACCTGAGGAAAAGCATGTATCGCAAGTTCTTGCCCTATTGCAGGTTTATAATACCAAGGAAAACTTTGTAATACTTCTACATTTGGATCAACTAACCAAACATATTCTTTACTGCTTTCCCATTTGCAAACTTCTTCCTCACTGTTTACAACAGGAAATTGTGTTAAGATATGATTTTTTAAATAGTCTTGTCCGTTATGTAGATGCTGACCAAATAAATCAAACTTATCAAATATGTTCATTATTATTTCCTAATGTAAATGCTTTAGTACCAATGTGCGCTAACATTTTGCTAGTGTCACAATCAACAAAAACCTTGTAACCATTGTCTCTTGCTAATTTGCAAAACCAAATATCTTCGCCTGCAAAATTATCTATATCTTCATTATACTGATGGTTAAACCAGGGCTTAGGTAATTTCTTATATACATCAGTTTTTACAAGCATACACCCCATACCGACTGCATAGACTTCGTGAAGTCCTCTTGTTTTATTAAGTCTGGTAGGAGGGTTTTCAAAATCAATAAAGGCTACTGTATCATACGGTTTGTATCGAGTGCTATACGTACACGCAGTAATATCCTTATTATGCGATAACAATTTCTTAATTATAGTAGGAGGAATATGCATATCACTATCCATCCAAAGTATATAATCGGCACCCACGTCCAATGCTTCGTTAACTAACGCATTCCTACTGTTTGCAATTACAGTTCCTAAAACAAAATGCAACGAAAAGTCAATATTCTGTTTTGTTAGATATGAGGTAAGGTTTGCCAGAGCACGAGCAAAAACAGTATGCACAGTGTCTCTTGCAGGAATGCAAAGAGCAAGTTTCATTTTTTTAAAGTGTCTGTGGTACTGATTCTGTAGCGAATTCTTTTTCTGCTGCTACTGTAGAATTGTTAATGTCACGAGCTGTTGCAGTACAAACTTTTACTGCTTCAGAAAAATCTTCTGCTGGTAATGCACTTGCACTTAGCATATGATCTGGTTGCACTTTACCAATAGTAATTAAGTCAGCGCCCATTAAGCGACCATAAATTTGTATCCAATGATAACGATCGTCATCATCTGGTATATCCATTGAAGCTATAGTTTCTTTTACTTGTGTTGTTAAATCTGCATCTAAAACAAGTTGATCAAGAACTGCAAGTTTTCTTGCTTTTGTATATTGTTGTGCCAAGTCTACGTTTAAGATTTCGTAAAGCGTTTTCATAGTTACTCCTATTATGTTGAAGGTGTGTAATATCCACCAAATGATTCACTAAGAAAAATCTGTCCTGATGATATTCCAATGAATGCTCCAAGCGTTGCACGTAATAATATAGGAGTCGTACTACTACCAAAGTAGTTGCGAACTTGACTCATTGTAATTGTACTGCCTGTTGCGGGTAACGCCATCTGTATTCCTTAGTTCAACTTATACTAACATAATATATATCATAGGTCAACTGTTTTTTAAGTCATTTACGATTTCAGTTAATTTTTCAATTTGCGTCTGCTGTTCTTTAATTGCTTCGATTAGCAGTGGAACAAGTTTATCATACTTAACTGTTAGATATTGTGAATCAACTGGAGCAGGGCCAACAACTTCAGGTAATACTGCTTTAACTTCTTGAGCACTTACCCCTGTTTGTCTATTAGGATTATCATACCCTAAACTTCTAGCAACATTATTTTCAGTGTATAGATATCCGTTTAGTTTTTTAACTTTGTCTAGTGCATCCGGTATTGTACCTTCAAAATCTTTTAAACGCTCATCTGAATAATATGCTGTAACTTCGCCTGTAGCAGTAAAGTTACCAGTGACTTGCATTTTAGCAGCACCGTTGTCACTTGTACTGCCTACAAGAACGTTACCGCCGAATGGTGCTAATTTTAACAAGCCACTGTCTTCAACTTCGATGCTTGGAACACCCGACACATCATTAACACTGAAGATAGTGCCTGTTAAACTAGGAGTAATACTGAACAGTTGTCCAGCACTGCTTTCCCAACTTAGACTGTTGTCATCTAGTACGTTTTGTGTAATAGGATCGTTATCAAATCCTGTAAACACAATGCTAGGTAATCCACTTGCATTTCGTTGTGTTGTAATTACAATATCTTTATCACTATTTGCCATCTACGTTTCCTATTATCTAAGTGTATTTATCATTAAATGTTTATATATTATATCGAGCTCGTTTGAGTTCAAAATTAGTTGCAATTTCCGTGTCTGACAGTGGTCTATCATATAACGAGCACTGATTAAAAGAACAAGGAGTTGCCTGTGTTGTTGAAAACCCGCCAGCTACAGAATCTTGTTCTTGATTTAATATCCACGACTCTGTTAGGCTTATGTCATTTGCAGCACTGTATTGTGCAGCAAAAACACCATTTTTATAATATCGTTGAGAACTACCGGAATGTCTAATTGTGAAACAAAATGTTGTTCCTGAAGTATAACTCAAAGTACTTCCGGCTTCTAGGGTTTCATTCCACGCCGATATGCCGCTGCCTGACCTTAGAATAAGGTAATTATTGTCAGTGGCGGCTCTTGCCTGACTGTGCAGGTAAGTTGTTCCGCTTGTAGTATTAATACTTAACCAAGTTTCTATAGTCCATTCAGATCCACTAGTTAAACTATTTAAAGCAGCTTCTGGAAATCTAATATAGGTTGATATTTGATTACCCGCATACGTAAGTTCTCCGCCATTGGTTGTAGCATCATAACTTTGAGGTCCTACAAGTGTAGCATTGTTGTTTCCGGCAAGGTCGATTACTGTATTGGTTCCATTATAGGATCCGAGGTTTCCTATATCGACCATCCAGATTAATCCATCGGTAACAATTTCTTTATTTCCAAATGATATTCCCATTACGCTATTCCAAACCTCCCTTTTAACATTTGTGTTTGTGTTTTAATTTCGTTGTCGCTTAACCCTCTGTTGTATACACTAAAGTATGCAATATTTCCGTCCCAGCCACTACTATCGCCGCCATATTCTAAACTTGTGCCTAAGTCTGCTCTTTCGGCACTAAGAGTAAAAGTTCCAGCAGTAGTGTTGTTTTGTACTTGACTTACTCCGTTAAGAAATATGTTTCTTGTTTGATAGGTGCTACGTAATGCATAAATTTGCATACTGGTCATTGGTGAACCAATTGTTACCTGTGTGCGTTGATTTGCATTACAACACCCGGCGGTGTCAAAATACATAGTCTGATTGGACCATCCTGGATGTAAAAATATACCACGTGTAGTACTGTTGTTTGTACTGCCTGTATAAAATTTAAATGCACTGTTACTACTACCTGCATTGGTTTGCATAGCAAGAAAGATTGTATAACCATTTGTTGACGTAATATCAAAACTATTGCTAGGATCTCCGTTCCAACGTTTACCGCTGGTTGCAAATGTTGGTGTGCCTCCTACGTCAGTAGTTACGTTATAATGATTTGGCTGAAAATGATGTTTGTTGCCACTAAGGTCTTTCCATCCACTCATAGGATCTGTAAATAGTTCGGTAAACGGACGTTCGGTTCCATCTACACATTCTACACTAGGTTCAAACCATTGTTGGTTGGTACTGGTGTTTGTACTGTAATACAAATATGTTCTGTGCATACTTTGAGTATTGTCAGTCCTCCATACAAAATCTCTATTTGGACTTGCAACTTTGTTGCCGTTTATATCCCATACTCCGCTTTGAGGATGATTGTCTCCTGTTCCACTATTAACAGGCCACACATGACCTATAACCAAATACCAGTCGTTGGCATTGCCCCACCAGCCACTGCTTTTCAAATACGGATTTGTGTAGTTTGTACCATTGTCTCTTCCAAGTACACCTACATTTGTTCCGCCGCTGTCTCTTCCGCGAAGTCCCATATAGAAACTACCGTTACCGGTTGTCTTACGTCTTACCCATGTGGTCCATCTGTACATTTTTTGATTGTTGATAGGAAAGTTTGAACTGTTCCATCCGCCGTCGGCATTACTAGTTGCATCTTGGTTTGACACATCCCACACAAGAGCTCTGCGGCCCCAAGGATCGGTATCTAATAATCTACTATTACCGTCACCGTTTTGTCCAAAGAAAGTAGCACCTCCGCTACTAACAGTCCAATTGGAAATTGGTAATGCATTGCCGCCGCCATCAGCTGTCCACTCACCTGCATCTACATACGATTTATCGTAACTTTGTTTGCTGCTTGCATCTAAACAACAAATCATTCCGTCTATTACTGCTCGTGATCCAAAATTTGTACCCATTACTTTCCAAACCTCGCTCTATCTAATCTAAACTGTGCGACTATTTCATCGGCAGTTAACGCTCTGTTATACACATTACACTTTGCTAGTTTGCCGTTGTATTGATAGCTGGAGCCGTTGCCGTAACGTCCTATCCAAACTTGATTGTTATTGGTTGATATTGTGCCGGATATGCTTTTACTACTTCTTTGTACACCGTCTATATATGTTCGTTTTGTTGATCCGTCGTATGTAGCAACCATATGAAACCAGTCGCTAGTATTTAAAAGACTGCTTGCAGTATACAAACTATCGCTGCTACCGTTAATATTAGTTCTATGTACAATATTAGTTCCTTCTTGGAAGAAACTATATTGTGTATTCACACTGCCTTTTTCAAACCAAAACCCATTTTGATTAAGAGCGTTTGTTTTAATCCAGCATTCCATAGTGTATGTTTGGTTATTTAATTGTTCGTTTGCACCAGCCATTACCCAATAATCTATATCAGCAGTAAAGGACCAACACCCGCCACCGTCAGTATCTTCTAAAGGCCTATCGTTTCCAGAACTTGCACCAAAGTAATTTCCAGTAACCATGTCAAACATACGATTATGGTTAGGGTAAACACGATAGGAATACGAACCGCCTTTACCGCCAACGGTTTCTTTATCAAAATCATTAGATCCTGCACTGGTCCCGAGTGTAAATCTTGGATTTTTATAATAAAGTGTACCGCTGCTGGCTAGATAGCTACTACTACATGCACCCGGATATAACAAAGGACGTGCAAAGGCAATACTGTTATTATTGCCTCCAAAACTTACAGTTTGCCATTTTCCCTTTATACTATTAGTAGCAACACTACCGCCAACTGTTCTTTCTATATTTGCTAGATAATTTACAGTGGGAAAATTATTAGCGTCACTTGTTACAAAATAATCAAATGCAAATGTCCAATTTCCAGTTCCTATGTTGATGTCCCAACCTTTGTAATGACATCCTGTATTACCTAAGGTATAACCGTAAACGATATCTGTACCTGTAACTTCATACCCGCCTATTATTGTACCAATTGGAACACGAAAAAGATTGCCAGTGCCGTCAACTGCCATGTTACCACTAGTTTGTGTAGTGCCAGGTACTCCCCAGTCTGGACACAAATATAAATTTCTACTTTGACATTTGTCGTTGGCAGCATCTACACTCATTACAAGTGATTCAGCACCTCCTGGTATACGTCTTCCCATATTAGCAGCCATTATAACCCAACCCTTCCTTTAAGCGACTGATACAGTTTTGTTATTTCTGCGTCAGACAGCACTCTATTATAAACCGCTAGATACGCTATATCTCCATTGGTCCATTCACTATTTCCTGGATCGTAATGCATTAATCCGAATCCATTAGGACCTGCACTTCCTCCTGTGCTATTATTAACAACTTTTGATCCATTTACCCAAAAACTGTATCGATCAGTACTTATGTTACCTGTGGCTGCATATATTCTCCAATCGGTATCAGTGCCTCCGGCATCAACACCACTAACCCAACCTGCTGCATAATGATTTTCTGTTGTATCACTCCAATGTCCTAGCAGCCAATTATTGATCCTTCCTGAAACTATTCTTCCTTTTGGACTTCCTCCTGGTGCGTATCTAGTTATTGCAATAACAGTGTAATTTGTACTACTATAATCAAAGCCCATTCTCATTGGAAAATCATGACTACTGCTGCCGCTGTATCTCAAAAACTCTACACCGTTTTCTTCTAGATAACTCCAATTGTTCATACCGTTTAAATTATTTATATATCCGTGGCCGCTTCTTTGTACTCCTATTAGATTTTTTAATCCAAATTTAGCATTTGTAACTAATTGGTTTAGTGAAGGTTCTGTTCCGTCTATTTTATCTATGCGTGGATAAGCAAACTCTAAAGCACTACTGGTATTAGTTGTGTAAAAATGATACACTCTATTTCTTGCAGTTGTAGTTCCAGATGCCCAACGCTGATCAGCATCTCCACAATTTCCGTAATAGTTGTCTATACTTGGCAAATATTCGAGATATCTTGATTCTATATCGCCAACTCTAGGAGCAGAAGTTCCTGGAGTAATATTTGCTTTGAGTTTATACCATCCTGTTAGAGGATGTCTTCCGCCAGTATAGCCTTCATAATGTACATGTGCTATATGGCAATACCATTGACCTACTTCAAATGCACTTTGAGCTGGATAAGAAAAGTAAGGATTGCCCTGACTTGCACCGTTGTCATTGCGTATAGGATTTGGAGACATTCCATGATACATTCTACCACCTGTAGCGGTAGTCGGGCGTCTAACCCATATACTATACCTGTAAGTGTAATTAGTATCTATTGTATAGTAATCGCTGTTCCATCCTCCATCAGCGCCACTAGCAGAGTCAGGTTGTGTACGCCAAACAACATCAACAACACTTATACTAGGAACATTTCCACTGTACTGACCTTCAGTTGTAAATCCAGTATCTGTTCTAAATTGTTCGCTTCCACTTCCGTTTGGATTGTATCCAGCAGTACTGCCTGTGCCACTTGTCCATGTTAACCAAGGATTTAAAATATTAGATCTTTGATGTTTCCAAGGATTGCCGTCTACACTACTAGCATCCCATAGGTGTGTCAATCCGTCTGTTGGCATCTTTAACCCTGTATTTGCTCCCATTAGATTCCATACCTCCCTCTTAAACCTTGAAAATTCTTTTTCATTTCGTTTTCTGTAAGTGCAGTTTCGTAAACTCTAGCCATTGCAATACTGCCTTGAAAACGTTCACCATCTCCGGTTCCATGTCCACCAATACGTAAAAAATCCCAATCTGTAGGATCAGCAAAACTACCGCTGACAAATTGAGTTACGCCATTAACGCAATATGTAATGCCAGAATTACTTCTACTAGCTGCTACATACACCCACTGATTACTCGGTACTGTTAAAGTACTAGCAGTTGCAGGCCACCACATTAACACGTTGCTTGGATTTATATATAGTGCATCATCACCAGCTAAATTATGCTGTATTATAGATCTGTATCCGTTATTTGCTTTTGTATCATATATTAACGCTTCGACACTAACACTTGAAATAGTCTTAGCAGTAAAATTTTGTGTATCCATGTACGAATCTGTGCCATTAAATGTCCAAGCCTTTGTAGTAGCGTTATACGTACAATAGTTTTTGTTTACATGATAGTTGTTAGCAAGATCAACCGGACATGGCGACCTTCCTTCTTGTACTTTTAGATTTGTATAATACCTTGCTCCACTATAGTCACTGCCGGCATAACCTACATACCAGTTAAATGTTCCTGTTGAATTTGTTCTAGTCTGTAAAGTTGCGTATCTATATTGCCATGCAACACCGCCCATTTCGACCTCAGCATTTGCACCATTGGCTATTCCTGTACCAAAAGATATGTTTCCGCTGCCGTCATATGCACGACTGTGAAACATTCTGTTTGCACCTGTATAATTTTCACTTTCTGCATACCAACCACTTAATACAATTGGAACACCAGTAGTAGGTATTGACGGGTTACATTGATATTCGGTATTAGCACCACCTTTGGTTTGTCTTAAAACATAATCGCTGTCTCCTGGATTGTCTAATTGTACAATATCGTTTTGAGCATTATGTCCGCCACTAGGTGTAGCATCAGTACCGCTCACAAAACTTCCATTGGTCAATAGATTGGCTCCACGGTTAGTCCAATTTTGCTGACTTGCACCGTCAATAGAAAATATTAAATTTCTATTAACCATACTGCTGTTGTGCATTGTTGCCATTAAATAAATCTCTCTACTTCTACAATATTAAAGTGAGGCAAACTTTTTGTCATGGCTTCCCAATTGTCAAAATATTCTTTGTTCATATCTTGTTCGATCACAGGTATTTCTTCGTTCCAAATAATGTTACCTTCGAGTGTCTGTATAGTTTTTGTCCACACTAATTCTTCTCTACGGAATATTAATTTACTAGGTTTAGGTGTTACGTTTAACATACATAAATTCCTCCGTATTGATGATTATCACCGCCACTACTGTTCCAATATGGTCTGTCTTGATATCCACCGCCTGCAAACCAGTTTCCACTCCAACAACTTCCGTACCAAAAAGGATTGTTATTGTAATAGGTTGCACAATTTCCGCCGTTGGTATCAACATCGTTATCGAAAGTTGTTAGTCCAAAATTGCCGGATGCATGATAACCGTACATGCCTGGATAACCTCCGCCTGTGTCATCTTGTAACTGACTAGGACTTAGGAACGAATAAGCACCTGCAATTGATTTGTCTTGAAAATTAAAATCAGTAAATGTCCATCTAGCACGTTTGGTATGAGAACCGGTTTGATTTAATCTAATGCCGTCAGTTGTACTTACGTATTGGCATACTGTTACTCGAGAAGTGTCTCTACGTTTACCGAGATATCTCCAAAAGTCTAACCCTACCCAGACGTTGTAAGAATTTAAATTATTTAAATTACTAAAATTAGTTACAGTAGTATTTGACCCTTGATTAGATCCGCCTGTACGAATGTTTACTTTTTTTACAGCATCGTCCCAACGCAAATTGTTCATACCACCTGTACTACTTCTATTTGCTAGTACAAGTGCCCAATTTCTGTCAGATTCAAAATCACATTCTATCCAAGTATGACATATACCAGCGGGTGTTCTAATACTGTACCACCCGCTGGTTGTAATCTCTGAAATGTCAATATGGCCTGTAGGGTTTGGTCTACTTACTTTTGAATAACCTGCACAAAACTGTCTACCGTATAAGGTTGTCATATAATATTATTCCTTGTACTCTGTATCCCATCTGTCAACATCTTTACGTTCACCGTACACAGTATAGAAACAATTAATAGGTCCATCACTTCCAACAATTACAGTGTTGTCAACAATATCTTCAACCCAAATATCCTGCTTACCACCTATTGCTGTTAAGTTAACAGTAATAGTATCTTCGTGTACAAGGCCAGTCCAATAATCAGGTAATTCGATTACATTGGTGTCTTTTAATTTACCACGTACATATACGCCGTCTTCTGGACCTTCAAGAGATCCGTGACGTAATTTCATACCTTCTTTTGTTGGGTGATCTATAACGAAGCTTTTTGTTGTTGCTGCAAGAGATCCACTAACTTCTAAGACATAGTTAGTACCAGGACTTGTTGTATCACTCTGTCCAAAGCCTAAACGCATTGCTTTTGCAACAGTCAACTCACCGTCAGTAGTAAGTGCCATTGCACCTTGCGCATCAGAATGACCAGTGTCTAACCAAATAAATCCTCTAGCATCTGTGTTACTCATTTGGAAACTCATAGCATAATCGCCTAAGCCACCGTATGTGTATCCTGATTTCATACCAATTGAGTATGTGCCGCTATCCCATACACGTAACTTATCACGTGTCTGCGAACTGTTACCATCTATCAATCCGATGTTGTAGCGTGTAGTGTTAGAAAATCTATCTGGGAATGTACCGGCGTTAATGTTACTTGCATCGCGATAGAATGCACTGCTTTCTCCGTCTAACAAGTCTGCATCTAGTCCACTACCTGAGCCATCGTTACCACTTGTCCAAACAGTGTATTCTGTACCATCTGCATTGTGCTTCAAGCCATTTACACCAGCTCCCAAGTCAATGTAGTCGTCGTGTACATCGTTGTAGATACGCACTTTGTTACCACTGTCAACAAACTGCATGTAAGCTCTGCGTGTGCCTGCTTGATACCAACTGATGTACGGGTTACCAGTTGCAGAAGTATCTGCCATACGGATCATTTCGTCGCCTGCGTGACTCATATTTAGTCGACCAGTCATTGTATCGCCGCCAACTGCTACAAATCCAGTGCTATCAATACCGTCTAGTGTGTCAGCGTCAACATCTGTTAGTCCACTACCATTACCACTGAATGTGCTTGTACCAATGTTGATGTTACCAAATGTTGTAGTAATTTCACCTGCATCTAGTACACCAGTACCTGTTAAGTTACCGTACGTGCCGTCGATACGTGCGTTAGGAACAGTACCACTGCTTAAATTACTTGCATTTAGCGATGTTAATCCTGCCCCTGAACCATTATAACTACCACCGTATATTGCACCTTGTACACCAAGTCCGCCGTTAATTCTTACAGCACCAGTAGTAGTACTAGAAGCAGCACTAGTATTAGTAAATGTTTTTACACCTCCCATACTTTGATTGCCGCCTAGTCTAGCGCCACCAACTGTACCACTTGTAATTTTTCCTGCGTTTAATGATTCTATATTCGAACCGTTACCAGTAAAGTTGCTAGTTCCAATATCAATGTTTCCAAAGTCAGAAGTAATACTACCAGCGTTTAGTGCGCCAGTGCCTGTGATATCACCTTGGTGTTGTGTTACACTTGAAGATGATATAGCTGCATCAGGAACAACACTACTGTCAACTGATGTTATAGCAGAAGCGTTAACACTTGTTAGTCCAGCACCGCTACCAGTAAATATACTTGTACCAATGTTTATATTTCCAAAGCCTGTGTTTATACTACCACTGTTTAGTATACCAGTTCCTGTAATACTTGCTTGGTGCTGTGTAACATTTCCGCTGCTAATACGTGCATTTGCAAATGTACCGCTTGTGATTTGGTTTGCAGCAATGTCGCCCCAGAAATTATCAGCTACTACATCTTTAGCAACACGTAGTCCGCCTGTAATTTTTACACTTGGCGAATCGTCTGCAAATGTTTCAGTTCTATCAACATTTGTAGCATCTGTAAATGTAACGAAACTATTAGCTGCTAATGTTGTAAATGCACCTGTGCTTGGAGTAGTATTACCAATTGGTGTATTGTTCAAACTTGGAATTGTAAGTGTACCGTCTACGTTTGCATCGCCATCTATATCAACACTATGTCTAAATTGTGTTGTACCAGTAGTCTCGCCTATTACTATACTTGTTGCTGCTTGAGCAAACGCTAGTGTTGTAACATTATCTTTTAGTAGATTAAATGTACCAGTTTCGTCTGAGTTTATTTGTGTACCATTAACATTTAGATTTCCACTTAATGTAGTTGTAGCATTTCTAATTGTTGTAGTACCTGTTGTGGCACCAATAGTAATACCTGTACCTGCGCTTGCAAAGTTTACAGTAGTAGCAGTTGCATTTATAAGATTAAATGTACTTGCGTTTGTTGTAATATCACCGCCATCAACATTTAAATCACCATCTACATCTAAGTTATTGTTTATACTTGTTGTACCTGTTGCGGCACCAATATCAATAGCTGTAGCTGCTCCACCAAAATTAATTGTAGTTGCAGTACTATCAAACAATCCCATTGTTGCGCTACTCGCACCAATTCCTGTAGTAAAACTCGGAGATGTAGCAAATGCTAATTTACCAGATCCTGTTTCGTCGCTAATTACTCCCCTAAGCTGCGCACTTGTAGTCGAAGCAAACTGACTTAAATTTCCTCTGTTTGCTAATGTACCGCTTGTAGGTAGTGTTACACTTGTATTACCTGTAGTTGTAAGTCCTAGTGTATGCGCACCAGTATGTGTGAAACTGCCGCCTAATGTAATAGTTTTACTACCATTATTTACACCAGTACCACCGTATGTTGCGCCAATTATGCTACCATTCCATGTACCAGTAGCAATAGTTCCTACACTAGTTAAACTACTGTTTACTACTGCACTTCCTAATGTTGTACTACTTAAAACGCTAGAGCCATTTATGCGATATGCTTTACTACTTGCTAATTCAAAGTTTTCACTACTGGTCCAGCTATCTGTGGCATTAATCCAATTAATAGTTTTATCAGTTGCACCTTTAAGTGTTATACCACCGCCGTTAGCAGTCGAATCGGTTGGCGAAGCAACAGTTCCTAATTCAATATTTTTATCATCAACTTGAAGTGTTGTTGAATTAAGTGTAGTTGTAGTACCATCAACTTGCAAGTTACCAGTTACAGTTAAATCACCAGCAATACCAGTGTTACCACTTGCAGCAGCAACAGTAAATTTGTTTAAACTATCGCCAAATGCTAAGTCACCTGTTGCACCAATTTGCATACGCTGAGTGCCTGCTGTGTAAAAATCTAACTCGTCGTTGTCAGCACCTGCACTAGTTTCAGCTTCAATCTTTGTATCTTGGTCGACATCTTTTACGCCGCCTAATGAACCCCAGTTAGTTCCGTCGTAGCCTTCAAAAGTACTATCACTTGTATTGTATCTAATCTGACCTTGTGCATCAGATACTGCAACTCCAGCTTCTCCTGGACGTTCAGCTGATGTACCAACTGGAATTTGTATTGCTGTGTTACTAGTAAGTTGTAAATATCCCGGTACTATTACATTACCATCTGTATCAAGAGTCATTCTAGTTGTATAAGACTGCTCAATATCGCCTGCTGTACCAGTATCACCTGTTTTTATTATTACAGAACCGCCAGTTGCGCTACCTGTGCTTAGTCCACCTGATAGTATCAAATCGCCAGCAGCAATGTTATTACCTATGCCGCTTTCACCTTTTATAGTTGCATCAACTGGTGCTGCACTTGCTTCGGCGCTTCCTAAGATTACATTTCTATTTCTTAATAAAAGTGTATTTTCTTTAATAATAGTACCGTTTTGTGTTATTGCAGGGTCAGCACTTACGTTTGCATCAACTCTTACAGTAAAAGATGTTGCAGTATCAGATGCACCCAGAACTGGCCATGTACCGTCAACATTTGTTATACCACTGCCTGAAATTACTATAGTATCTCCTGCACGTATACCGAGTGTAACAGGAGTAGTTGTAAATGTAATATTTTGTCCTGTAAGAATACTTCCTGTTAAATTATTACTAAGGAAAACTTCACCCGATGTAGTAACACCCGAAACTGTTGTATTTGCAGGAATGTTTCCACTACCTGTAACAAGCATACCAAATAAAATTCCTGTTACATCGCCAAATAATATAACATTTTCAGTATTGGCGCTTGCGTCATTTGTTTGTCTAGTTACGCTATTTAGATTTACTGTAAGATCTTGGCTAGTTGCTGCTTCGTAACTAACAACGTTATCGGCTATATCCTTGCCTGCGGTAGATGCACCTATTTTTATATTTTCTGCATCTGAACCAATTTCAAGAGCTGAAACATTTTCGTTGTATACTTGACCAAGTCCTGTACTACTAGATGTAAGTTTTGCACTACCAACGTCTAGTCCTTCTGCAAGATCAAGTGCTGTACCCCATTCTGGTACTACTCCGTCTGATTTTAAGAAACTATTTGCTCTACCAATTTCTAGTGTATTCAGGCTACCAGCTGATTGTGCATAAAGAATATCACCAACTGCATATGTGCTAATATTTGTTCCACCTTTGTTAACTGGAACTAAACTAGTTAAGTTAGCTGGATTTAAGAAATATGCACTATCTAGTCCGTCTAATGTACCTGCATCAACAATACCGTCTTTAATAAAGACCTCACCGCTGCCGTTGTCATTTACATTAAATTGGTTTTGTAAAAATCTACTAGTACCTAGTGTTGAGAATGTTCCAAGTGGATCATAGTCTGCATTAGAAATACCAATGTTAACTGGATCTCCATAAAACTCGCCGCCTAAACTGCTGCCTGTAAGTGTAATTGGGTTATCGGCTGTTGTTGATTTTTTCAAACTTTGAACAACAGTTTGATAACTACTGTCACCTCTTAGGAACGTATCACTGTTTGCAACACCTCCGGCACCTAATCTACTTGGAGAAACTGTACCAGAAATAATATTACTTGCGTCAATGTTTGTAACTGCAAGTGTATTCCAATTTACCTTTATTCTACTACTTGTATTAATAACAGATGATACTTGAACATTATTTGGAATAATTTCTGCACTGCCTAATCCTTGTGCATCTATATCTTTTGAATTTGTAACCAACCCGTTGATACTAACTAGAGCATCAGATCTTAGTTCGTGTATAGTAAATGAGTTTGTTGTTACAGATCCTACAAAGAATCTCGATCCTGATACAACTTCTTCACCTATTATAGAAAATAGTGCATTAGCAGTAGATCCATCACTAAGAGATTCAATTCGTATTGCGTCACCTGTGCTTAATCCGTGTCCTAATACTGTTAAACTATTGTCAACTTGGTTAACTACTCTTCTTGTAATGTTATGATTATTGTTTGCAGGAGTAGTTAAGAATTCTATTTGATTTAAAAGACTGAAATCCTCGTATAGTTCGATAGTATTTGAGTCAATGCGCTTGGTATGATAAACTAAACCATTTACCAAACCACCTATTGCAACATTTCCTAATGTATTATATATAACAGGATCACCGTCAGCAAAAACATGACTAGGTATTGTAATTCTGTAAGTAGTATAATCAACAGCACCGCCACCGGCAACAGTACCAGCTAGGAAGTTTTTAGATTCTGCATCGTCTAAATTTACTATTTTACCAGCTTGAACTGCTGCGTTATCTTCCACAAAGTCAATACTTGTTGCACTTGCAACAAACAATTCTCCTCCTAAAATATTTACATAAGCACGTTTTTCAACTGAAGCAACTTCGATTTGAAATCC